TACGGAGTAATATTAAAAAGTTTTGAATCGTATGCCGGCATAAATGTCTGTTACACTCCTAAAATCCTATAAGAATCTTAAATTCTTCTTTTTGCTCAAGGTTTCGTTGAATGGGTTTTATATTCTGTATGTATAATACTTCTCCTGAACCTACCACAAGATCAGGATATTCTATTTTAGTAATTGTATTTGTTCCGGCATCAGTATATGTGCCTGCCGTAAACGATCCAACCACATTCGTAAGGTGTAATGCTCCAGTAGTTCCTGTCACCCAGTTCCATTCAGCAACATTGCCGGTTGCGTGTCTTAGACTACCCGTTGTAGCCCCACCGTCCTGTTGAGTAAATCCAGCATCTTTTGAAAATGTAGTAGTATTTAAAGCAGAACCACTTACTGTTAGTTTATGTGTTTGTCGATACACAGTATTAATACTTTTATTTCTTACAGTATCATTTATAGAAATAATTCTTCCATGGTCTTGAGTATTACCAGCAATGTTGACTAGTTCAAAATACCCCGTTGCACCAGACTTGAATTGTTTTATAAGTTCACCACCGGCTGGACCAAAATCCAAAAACGGAGGACCGTATCCTGCACCAGAGTCATCTCCAGTTATACCCCCTGTTACCCCAGAAAAAGTATTCTTTGTTACTTCAACAATTAATTCATTTAGGTCAGTTCTCCATGAATTTACTTTTCCTTCTGCATTTCCTCCAGTGACTCCCAGATTTTGTTTTACAACTTCTCCTATCGTATAATTACCAGTTCCATAATTAGTATCAACATTAACTCGTATTAATTTTTTATCTGTTGCTGGACCAGAAAATCCACCCATTATACCAGAAACTTCTAATATTCCTTCGGTTTCTTCATTCGAACTACCCCTCCACGATTCAATTTTTGCTGTTGAATGCGACTCATTACCAAGAACATAACTGTTCTCCTTAAAAGTTCCATCACCAAGACTATAATTATATGATGAAGAACTGATATTATAAGGTTTTCTGATTGTAAATTCTGTAAGATTCACAGAATCCACACCGGCAATTCGACCCTGTGCCGGTCCTGTAGCAACAATTGGATTTTTAATTATTCCAAATTGTCGAAAATCGTTTGCTACAGAAAACAATCCACTTTCGTCACCATCTGTTTTTAAAACAAGTAATATTCTTGATGATTCAAAATCATATATCGGGTTTCTTCCATGACCGCCTATTGGAGAAATTTCCAACGATATAGATGGATCATTTGTTCCACTGGATTCTGTAGTTGTAATTCTTGCGGTTGCATGATGATAGTCCTTGCCCGAATCAATTATTTTAATACCCTTAATCACATTATTGCTGTGTACAGTGGGAATAACTTTGGCGCCACTACCATCTCCACTTATTACAATTTCTGGTCTAATAATATAAGTCGATACATTTTGAGTTAAATCCGAATCTAAATTTTCATTAAGAATTGCTTTTCTCTCTAATCCAACATAATCTGTAATTCTTTTTACTTGACCTATTTCAGGACCATCACCACCATCAATATAAATGACATAATTGTTATAATAATCATCATCTTCAGATGCAGAAAAATTTAAAATAACGGTATTTTGACCTTCATTATTTGCAGCCCCAATCTGTTCCCCTATAGTTTGACTAACTTGTGTTGAACTATTATATACAGTGTCTCCAGTTGTTCCCACTCTAATATCTTCGATGGCACCATGAATGGTTGAAGTTTGAACATTCCATTGAAGACTCTTATCATCACCAATAGGTGGTTCTGTTTTAATTATTTCTAGTGGGATGTATTCTTTTGTTAAGAATTTTTTTGCATCATCTGAAACACGAAACATAAATTTCCATCTATATCCATCATCGGTAGTTACAATTTCTGGTCCTATAGATGTTGGTTTAGCCGTAGACGCCGCTCCTGCATTATTATAGATGCACTTGTATACATTAAAAGCATCCGTCATAACATAAAATTTGGTTGTTGTACTAAAAAGATCGGTAGAAGTATCATACTCTGCATATACTGTTCCAGAAGTCCAATCATAACGAGGAATAACATGAAATACATCACTAAGGTCAATCCGCTTCAATGCAAGTGCATTTCTCCATGCATAATTTGAATGGTATATAGAATCGGTAGATGCATCTGGATTTGATTCATCACCCCATGGCGAAACTCTACCTACAAACAATAGATATTGATCATCGGAATCGTGTTTAAATTCCGAATATAATTTCTCAGCGAAGTGCGTAGAGAATCGATTTCTAATTCCGTCATTTGCCATACAAGTATATATATCTCCGTTTATTGATAATTAAATTTACAATTACCAAGTAAATCCGCCTATTGTTTCATTAATATTGCTAGATGAGTCGCCGTAAGGAACACTATAATTTGGATCAGGAGAACCATAATATGGATCACCTGCGGCGCCAGGATTTGAATGGAAATGGCCACCAAATGGAAGTTCCACAAAGTTTTCAAGAGTAATACCACCAAAACTTATTCCTGATGGAATTGTGTTCAAATTTCTCGCATTTGGATGATGATAAATATCCCAGAATCCATATCCATAATATTGTGCGCCTGTTTCTCCACTACCTCCACCACCTGCTTGATGATTTGTGTCAGTGGTCCAACCAGCGAGAGTTCCCCCTGCTCCGGCAGTTCCGAGTGGATAATTGCCTGGATAGTGAGATGTATAACCGCCTTCGGGAACAGTTGTAAATGTTATCCCATGATTTCCTTCTGTAAATATCGACCCACTAGGACCAGTAGTTTGAATTGGATTATACCCTAACGGATATAAATCCCCAGTAACACCCAACCAATATCCTCCACTTACACCGTCTGGTCCATATCTACCATTTGCTCTCAAATCAAAAGTAGTTCCAAATGCATAGGGTGTATAGTGTGCAATTAGAGGAACTTCCAACCTTTGCATCTGACTATGAAAATATAAATCCTGTTCTGCTTTTCTAAGAATCGACACCTCACCAAACATCTCCATACCAGCAGGGTGAACCAAATCCTTTATAACTTTTCGATATTTATCAATTGCCAATTCGGCCTTAATAACATAAGAATAGTCTTGATAATAACTACCGTCTTGAATTTTCTTAGACGAACTTATTTTACCATCGTTTCCAGTATAAAAACCGGCATATTCATTTAATGCTTTTGGTGTTATCTTTACTACGGCACTACCATTTCCTGTTTTAGATATAAACGCTGATTCAAACGGTATATTATAATTTACCCCAAAATTATTAATTTTTACACCCACAACTCGTCCACTGAAATCAACTTTAGAAATTGTAACACTGCCACCAAATCCACCTCTTGCTCCAGTAGTTCCCGTTACACCACTTTGAAAACTTAAAGAATCGCCCACACTATAATTCGATCCCTTTGTTAAAATATCTACACTACCGAGACAATTGTATATTGTTTCTCTTAATGTAATATCATCAGAAGTTGTACATTGCATTTCTTTACCGGCAATAAAATTTCCAATAATATTTCTTAAATATAATTCTGTAATTTCTATAGGACCTACAGAATATTGAATAACTTTAGATACTCTTGCCCTTGCAACCACATTGGTGGTGTATGGTTCATATTGAACTATGTCCCCTTCTTTCATTTTAAAATTATCAACACCATTATTGGTTGTAACCTTAATTGATTTTTCTTCGGTCCATTTACCATCGGACACTCTTAGTATATCTAATTTTGGATAATAAAAATCAACCAACACATCATATAAAATTCTAAAAAGAAACTCGTATGATTTTTCTGTTCCTTTTGATTCATAAAAAGTTCTAATGTTTTTCAAAAGTGTTTTTTCGTTTACAGCATTTCCTTCTGAATCTTGTGCCAACGATAAAGGGAATTTATGAAGATATTGATACTTAAAGAAGTCAATAAATTCATCGATAGTATCATCTATATCATATAATCCTCTCAACCTTGCGGTAGTATAATATGCATTATCTTCTAATTCCATCCATTCATAATATGCTTCAATAAAGGAAACAAATTTTGGATGATCTGTTGCAATAAATTCTGGTAACTGGTGTTCTACATATGGAGAAACCATTGAAGCGGCAGATTGTTTCCTTTTAGGTATCACATATTTCGCAAAGTCCTGATATAAAGGTTCAACCCCCGCAACTGGAGGTACGGGCATTTCAGTTGGAAGATTTAGATGTAAAAGTCCTGATACAAGCATATTATTTTAATTAATAAGAATTCCCCGATGAAGAACTAGTACCCGATGAAGAACTAGTACCAGATGAAGAACTAGTAGAAGAGACACCCCCTCTCAACTGTTCGTCCGTATATGTACTTACTTTGATCGCATCCTTATCGTCTACATCAATTATTATGATGTTGTTGTTATTGGAAATAATATCCAATTTATCCGCCAAAGCATTTATATAAATTTCTGTACCACCCATACCCTTTACTGGAGAAAATTTAGTCAATGTTACTAATCCAGTGGTATAGTCTACAGTTCCAATATTATTATTGAAAGTATTCTTTATGAGATTTACATATTCAAATAATTGCAATATTCCATTACCATCGTCCTCAATATATGCAGTTACTATTTCACCACTATCTTTTTTATAACTAAATCCAGTGCTTGTGACAATTCCCGGCATGTGACCATCGTGAGGATGTTTAATTCTATTGTTGAAAGCAATATCATATGTTGCAGAAACATCAGTCAAAGGTTCAAATCGTTTTTGCATTGTTATAACTGATCGATTGTTTGTGACTGACTTATCGATTCTATTTAATTTTGTTGTAAAGTCACTATACAAAAAACTTCTATTAAATTTCTCTAAATCTGAATTTCCGTATCGTATTATTTCAAATTGTGCTAGTGCTTTTATTTCATCCGAAGATAATGAAGTTTTACTTGGATCATAATAAACCTCGGAGTCGATAAGAAGATAAGTATATTCTGGATCAACAATTTCTGGAATAATAGAAACAACATTTTTTCCTTTAATATAATTTCTTACTATTGAATCTTTTTCTTCTTCGCTGAGATTTATTCCAGTTGTTGGTTTAATGGCTATAAATACCTTCCCATATTGTGGTGGATCATTATCTTCTCCTCCCCAAACATAAATTGATTCAACATTACTATAATCTTTGGTCAGATTTGTAGCATAATCATCGACCGTAACTGATCTTTTTTGAGTTTGATACGCCTTGGGTGCATAAAATCTAATATCCTCAGACTTTTCACTTATACTTCCTCCTGATGCTTCTGATTCAACAATTACAGTGGCGCCTCCCGAACCAGACATTCTAAATTTTCTTGAGGTGGAAGAATCATTTGAACCTGCTGAATTTGCAGCCGGTCCATTTGTTTCAAAATATTCTATCATAATTAAATTACCATCAGAAACAGACCGTCCCAAAATTCCGTCACCAAAATAAAGTTGATAATATCCATTGTCAACTTCCTGTAACCAATATGCATATGTGGTATCTGTGACATCTAATACATTATCTGCAAGTTCCCATTCGTTTAGATATCCTGTTGTATTACTTACAGAGTTTTGAACTCGTACTTTTAAAAGTCTAGTATCTATTGTTTTACTTGGTATAATAAATTTTTGATTTGATGTGGATTTATCTACAATGTAAGTATAGTTCTTATAAGAACCTTCATAAATCTCTACATTTTCTGCGGTAAATCCACCAATAGAAACAGCAGTAGGATTTGTAAAGTTGAATGAATTTCCATCAACACCAGTAACAGTAAATATACTTCTGGCTGGTAAAAAAGATGTTGTCCCCTGATCGGATACATAAGAAACATCTACAATAGCCTTTGCGGCTCTCCAAGAAGATGGAACATATCCAAGATGTTTTGCTAGAGAAACGATAGAAGGTCTTGTAACAGCAGTATCCAAGAACATTTCATTGGCAACCATATTCGCATAGAATGCCTGATAGTGTGTGTTATATGCAAGAACATCTATTAAGTTTGCTAATGCAGAACCTTCAAAGTCATAATCCTTGAAGGTATCTGTAGACCTTAAATAATCTTTAAGACTTTGTTTAATTCCATCAAAGTCAAGACTAACGATAGGGGTTTCGATTGGTGAATCTTGTGCCATTTTATCTCAAACGCTCCAATGCTGTAGTTAATGTTACTTCTTCTTCTCTATTTACTATTCTGAAAATTATAGTACATTCAAAGTAATTTTGATCGGGGTAAGCAAATACTTTGATGTCCAATAAATTAACTCTAGGCTCATATTTGGTAATTAAATCTTTTATATTAGATCGTATCAAATTCGCAGTAATTGGTGTGATGTTCTCGAATAGTAAATTTCTAATCCTAGAATTAATATATGGCTGAAAAGGCCTATCAAACTTCGAAGTAAAAATCAAATTTTTCAATGATCTTTTAATTGCTTCTTCGTCATATTTACGAACAAGGTCATTGGTGATTGGATGTTTATCAAAATTCATATCAATATCAATCCATCTGTGTTCATTAGATTTGTTAAATTTATATGCCATATTATTTCTTATTTATGCCCCTTTTATCCTTATTTTGGGTTATCATTATAGAAATTAATCTTCTTGCCTTCTCCATTTGTTTCTTTATAGTATTTTCTTCTATATCATCTATTTTATTCCACCTACACCACTCCGAAGAAATATATCCTATAATAAGACCCGTCAATTCATCCTTTAATGAAATCATCGAAAATGCCAAAATATGATTATAGTCCAAATATCTTTTAAATGTAGATTCTTGCATTTTCGACACTATGACAATCTCTGGTTCATCCTGTGCCACATACTGCAATATCTCTGGGTATCTGGTTAAAAGTATATCTCGTTGATTGTGCATTATAGAAGGAACACCTATTGCAGCCGATTCGTGTGTTGTAGAAAATCTTTGCATCCCATTACCGTTGTAGTATGTTCCCCCATTATGAAATTGTACAATACTAGTCCTAGCACAATCGTGGTCTAGTCGAAGTTCTGTCAGGACTTCGTGAACTCTGGTGTGTATTTTTTCAAACTCTTTTTGCCTTTTTACTTTTTTGATGCACTTCTTTCTCTTCAAAAGAGATTTTATAGCCATTGCAGAACCACCAACAAGTGCCGTGATAGACATCCCTATTTTTAACCACATTTCAAAATTGTCTGTCATATTTTTCTCTTTTATCGTTTTAATAGTTACTTAAATATGTATGAACAGGGGTGTTAAAATGTACCACCATCTAGATTTTTATTCAAATCATAATCTGCAAATTGGTCAAACCCTGAATTAAGTTTCTCTGGATATACACCTGAAGTTTCTCTGGTTGCGATATACAATTTATTATTTCGTGAAACAACATCATTCTTTTTATATGTTCTTTTTTTAGAAGTAGATTGACCGGCAGAACTAACAGTCTCAAACTTTTTATAAGTTCCTATCCAGTTTATATCTGTTTCTTGTTGTTCTTTATTATATTGTA